ATATCGAAAAATCCTTTGAATTTCTGGAAAAGCAAGAACTGCCAATCAGAAGCGAAGCCCGAAAGGGAACGTTCAACGACCATCCCGAAAGGGAGTACACTCAAGCGAGTGGAAGCGGAGGAAACCCGAAAGGGTTGTGATATGGTCTAATCTATCGGGTTGAACCGGTAGCAGTGCCTAGCGCACGGTCTGGGAAATAGCGAGTCCAGACGAATGTAAATGGGTCAATAGAAGAAGCGACCGACAGTATCGAGACCACTGTCATGGGTGCAACTTCCAAGACTTTTACCACAGGTATCAAGTCATGGACTGCCAGCTGTGAGGTACTCTACGATTTGTCCAACGCCGTTCAAGCCGATTTGGTTGTGGGCGAAGAAGTAGACATTAAGATATGGCCAAACACCACAAGTCAGACTGAGTCTTTCGCAGGAACAGGCATTGTGACTGCGACTTCACAGTCAGGCGCACTTGGCGACATGGTTAATTCTTCCATAACTGTTCAGGGTTCAGGAGCACTAACCGTCGTAGCATAGGTGAAATATGGAAACTATTGAACCGTCTGCTATTGAAAAAGCATCGAACCATTTCCGGAAACGTCTGAATGGCGAATTGTTGCATTTGGACGTTCCGGAGTGGGGGGAAGCTGGCAAACCGTTTAAAATCTACTTTAAACCTTTAATTAATTTTAAGGCGCAAGAAAAAATTTTTAAACTGGTGAGCGATGGAAAATCTTCTGAAGCCTTGTGCATGACTTTGGTGATCCGCGCACTTGATAAAGATGGAAAAAATTTGTTTCAAGAAGGACACATGGCGACGCTTATGCACGAAGTTGATCCGGATGTTGTGTCTGGAATTGTCACGAAAATGGGTCAGGAATCAGACGACCATGAAACGCTAAAAAAAACTTGACTGAAGAACCAGACATTTATTTCTGCTTTCATCTTGGAGAAATCCTGCATAAATCTCTGGATGAAATAATGGAATTATCCACGCTTGAAATAAAATTATGGTCTGCATATTTCGATCTCAAAAATGAAAAAATGAAGAATGGCTAGTCCATCAACCAACATTAAAATAACGGCAACCGATAAGACGCAACGCGCGTTTAATTCGGTCAATAATAATGTCGCCAAAATGTCGAAAGGTGTGGGGGCGCTAAAAACTGCTTTTGGTGCGTTAGCTGGTGCAATGGCACTTCGTGCATTTGTTAATTTTGCAAGTGAGCAGTTAAAAATGGCGGATGCAATGGGTAAGTTGTCAACCAAATTGCAGATTTCCACAACTGCACTTCAGACGTTCCGTTTTGCGGGTGAGCAATCCGGCGAAACCTTTCAGACAATGGACAATAATTTAATTAAATTTGCCAAGAATTTAGGCGAAGCGCAAACAGGAATTGGACTTGCCAAACGTGAACTTGAAATTTTAGGGATTGAATTAGAAGACTCGTCCGGCAATTTCAAGAGCCATGAGCAAATATTAAATGAGGTTGCAGACGCTTATAAGAACATGGACAATCCGGCGCGTAAAATGGCATCGGCAATGGCGCTGTTTGGACGCTCCGGTCATGTCATGGTCAATATGCTTTCGGATGGATCAGAAGGTCTTAAAGATTTACGGAAACAACTTGTTTCAACTGGTGGGATAATTAAAGAAAGTTTCATTCGTGATGCTGAAGAAGCAAACGACGCAATGAACCTTCTGAGCCACACTTTCGGCGCAATGACAACTAGACTATTGTCAGGACTTTCTCCGGCTATTTTAGCAGTCACAGACGCAATGCAACGGATGTTAAATCTTGATCCCACAAAGACCATGAGTTTGCGAAGACTTCGGCAAGAATACGACGAATTAGATGTTTCAATTTCAAAGACTGCAACACGAATTCGTAATCTGGAACAGGCAAGAGTTGACAGCGGGGTCGTAGAAGTTGAAAAGCAAATTCTTAAAAATTTGATGCAGGAGCAATTCGAAATTGAAGTTCAAATTGCATTGCGGAAACAAGTTGAAGAAAGGCAACAGGAACAATTAAAAGCACAACAAAAAATTAAAGAACAAGCAGAAAAACAGAAAAAATTAGAAGAAAGAAAAGCATTAGCATTAAAAGAACAGGAAACAATACAAAAAAATATTGCTGGTCTTCAATTAGCTGGTGCAACAAAAGCCATATCTGCACAAAATCAATTAAATGCTGAACATGAAAAGACGATTGAATTAATAGAAAAAGAATACTCCGAAGACTTTGCAGATATGGAAAAAAAGCGCACGGACGACATTGGTTACAGGAATGACAAATTAAAGGAACAATATGCGCTCTATGGTGAAGGACAAATGGCATATCGTGAAGCTCATTTGCAGATGATGGCAGACGCGGATATGCTTGCAAAAAAAGAAGAAGAATTGAACGAACAGAGACTTGCAAATGCAATTTCTTTGAGTTCATCAATGCTTCATTCGATGAAGGGTTTCAATAAATCATGGTTTGAAGCGTCCAAGGCGTTAAGCATTTCTGAAACAATTATGAACACTTACAAAGGTGCGTCTTCCGCACTTGCGACACCGCCCCCATGGGTAGGGATTGCTTTTGCATCAACTATAACCGCTTTGGGATTAGCAAATGTGGCGCGAATCAGAGCGCAAAAATATCAAGGTCGCGAAATGGGAGGAACAGTACGGAGTGGACAACCTTATATTGTTGGTGAAGCTGGCGCGGAATTGTTTACGCCTAACCAAACAGGATCGATCACGCCGAATAATGCAATGGGCGGAAATAATGTGAATATTAATATTAATGCAGTGGACGCACAAGGGATAGACGATTTGCTTTATGATAAGCGTGCAATGCTTGTGTCTGTTATTCAGAAGTCATTGCGCGAACAGGGAATGCGACAAATTAGTTACGATCTATGAGCGGGACATTACCACAATCACCAGCATTTAGTGAACTTACGGTGACGTCTGTACAACCGTCCTTTATTTCGCGATCAATTTCCGGACGAAGACAAGCACGGCAAACTCATGGTCAATATTTTAAACTGACTGCGAAATATCCGCCAATGACAAGGGCGCAATTTGCTCCAATATACGCATTCATTATGAAGCAACGTGGCCAATATGAATCGTTTCAAGTGATTCCGCCAGTGATAAATGTTGGTAATACGGCGACACAATCTTCAGATGCAGGATGGGAAAATAACGAAGACACTCAGCCAGTATCACAAGCAAGCACATCAGGTTCGGGAACAGGGGCAACTTTTCTTACTAGAACAAATGCTGCAACTCCGCCAGATAATCTTTGGAGTGTAACGGTTACAGCTGCAGGGTCTGGATATGCTGTAAGTGATACTATCGAACTAATTGATCCCAAAAATACTGCAAACCTTGCAACCTTAACTGTAAGCAGTATTGATGGGAGCGGAGGTATTACAGGGTTATCAGATAGTTCGCCAGAAACTAGATATAACGGCCCGCCAAAAGTAAACGGAGCATCACAAACTGGTCGCTCAGTTATTACTGAAGGATGGAATCAAAGCTCGGTTGCATTTAAAGCAGGAGATTATTGTAAATTTGCAAACCATGACAAAGTCTATACTGTTTGTTCAGATGCAACGGCAGATGTAAATGGAAATGTTACATTAACTATTGAACCAGCATTAGTAACTTCACCAGCAAATGATAGCAATATTACTTATACCGCCGTTCCGTTCACCGTTGCGCTTACTGGAAGGGTGCAGGAATTTCAAACAGGCACGACCGGCTTGTATGAATATGAGTTGGACATGGAGGAAGTCATATGAGTCGGGGTCTTTCTTCAGCTATTAAAACACAACTTGCGTCATCTTCATTTGTAATGGCTCATCTAGTGAAATTAGAATTTAATACGACTTATAAATACACCGATTTTTCCTCAGATATTGATGTTGGAAGCACTGAAGTTACAAAAACAGATTGCACTTTAACTTCAGATACACCGGACGTAGATATTGCATCTTCCGGAACAGCTGATGTTGAGGCTGGTTGGTCTGTTACTGGTACTGGAATACCAGCTGACACTACCATTACCGGTTTATATACTAATGGGGATGGTGTTGTTTTATCCAATAATCCAACTTCAAATTTTGGATCAAGCAAAACATTAGTATTTACTGAACCAGCTGAAATTTATTCAGCAAATGGATTTCTTCAAAGTATGGGTTCAATTAATGAGTCATCAAAATTAACGATTGGTTCTATTGATTTAGTTCTTTCCGGAGTTAATCAGACGTTAATATCTGATCTGCTTAATAATGGACATTTGAATAAAAAAGTAACCATCCAGCGTGCGTATATTAACTCAAGCACAAATGCATTGATTGAAGCATTTTCTATTTTTTCGGGTCGAGTTGATGGAATGCAAATTCGCGACACGAATGAAACTTCAGAAATTGGGTTAACAGTTTCAAATCATTGGAGTGACTTTGGCCGAAGGTCTGGTCGCAGGACAATATCAAGCAGTCAGCAACAATTTTTCCCTGATGACAAGGGATTTGATTTTATCACAAAAGCTAACCTGAATTAGAAAATGAGTGTTCCTTACATTGGTTATGGTGATAGCACGATGCTTCAGCCGTGGATGATACCTAGTTATGATCCTACAGCGTGGAATGTAGGGTTAAGCAGGGGAGAGTTAAAACAACTTTCTAAAATTGGCGGACTCCCCATTATTTATGGTGAAAGAATTATCAAGGGGATTACTGTTTATTTAGAGGAGCGCAAGGGCGCAAGATTAACAACAGGAGCATGGCTTGATGGTGGGGATTGGCAACAATGTATCGTAATTGGAGAAGGTGAAATCTCTGGCGTTGACCGGATGATAATTAACGATGATCGCGGAGTAATGCTTACTGATCCTGATTCAGATGGAAGAGTGGAAGTTGATACCAGCGGAGTTGCATACGCAATGTGGACTAAAGTTTTTACAGGATCAGATAGTCAATCGGCAAATGCAAGTGATACATATAACAAAAGTTTCACTTATGGCAATTCTGATTCATCCACTCCAAATACTTCGTGGTCAGCTGAACATAAATTATCAGGCGTTGCTCATGTTGATATTTATTTTAAAAAACATCCAAATTTTGACGATTATTCAAACAAAAAATTACCAAAACTTGAGTTCAGGGTTCAAGGATTATTAAGTGGTACAAAAAACCCTGCAGTAATATTGAAAGATTACCTCACCAACACTCGATATGGCTGTTCAATTCCAGCTGACGAAATTGATGATTCGTCGTTTTCTACAGCTGAAGACTATTGCAATGAAGCAGTAGACGGTGGATATGGTTTTAACAAAAGACATGAATGCAATGTTGTTTTAAGTCCAGAGCAAACATTAATAGAAAATATTAAAGTTATTCTGGCAACGTGCAATGGTCAACTTCACTGGATCGACGGCAAGTATAAATTACATATCGACCAGAGAATTGATTCAACTACAAATGATTTCGTGTTTGATGAAACAAATATAATAGGCGGAATTACAGTTATTGGAGAAAGGAAAACGGAGCGTGCAAATCAGGTAACAGCAAAATTTACAGAGAAAGTCAATTATAAAGCTGACGAAGTTAGCTGGCCAGATGCTTCATCCTCAAATTATACTGATTTTTTATCAGCTGACAATAATATCCCATTAAAAAAAGAGATTAATTTAAAAGGTGTTACAGAATACCATCAAGCAAGATATTTAGCACAACTCACTTGTCTATTGTCACGCGATTCTATGGGGTTTGAATTCACTGCATCAGCTGAAGCGTTAGACGTAGTTGTCGGTGATATTGCATCAGTGACACATTCAACACCAGCTTGGACTTCAAAGCGTTTTATTGTCCGTTCAGTTTCAATTAATCCGGATGGAACAGTTAATGTTTCTGGAACAGAATATCAAGGCGCGACCTACACATGGGATCAGGCATATGCACCCCCAGAAATACCAGACACCAATTTACCAAATGTCAATGAAATTGAAGCGCCAACTGCTTTGCGATGGACTGAAGACACATACTCAGCTATTGCGTCTGCAGGACTGAGGGTGCAAATACAACTGACATGGGATCACGAACAGGAGTTTCAATTAGCATCAGGATATGATTTTGACTATAAAAAGACAGCGGATACAGATTGGACAACTGGCGGGTCTTCAAAATCAAAATCGGGAATAATAAATGACTTTGAAAAAGGCTTCTTCGATTTCCGTGTTCGTGCAAAGACAGCAACCGGTGTGGTTTCAGATTGGTACACAATCACTTCACAACATATTCAAGGGTCAATCTATCCGCCGGAAGCAGTTACAGGTTTTGCAGTTTCAAATTTTGGATCAAATGTTGTTCTTTCATGGGATGCACCATCGGACGGCACTGATGTAGACCACATTGCAATTGGAGTATTACAAGAAGGCTCAACCGTCTGGAACGATGCAATAATAGTCGGCAAGGTTGGTTCAGGAAATACATCAATAACCCTGCCAGCGATGGACGGAAATTACGTGGCAAAATGGGTCAATTCTTCAGGGAAAGAATCAGAAGCATACATTGCGTCCGGTGAAGTCACCGTTCAGGGAATTACGAATGTTGCCACATTTGCCGAACAACAAGCGTGGGCAGGCACGATGGACGGGTTCTACAAGGATACTATTGATTCAGGCGGAACTCCAATAGACGTTCTCAAGTTTCTTGGCGGGGCTTTGGTTGACAGTGTTACTGAATTGATGGACACATGGCCATCGATTGATGGACTTGGCGGACGTACTGCGCCAGCTGTTTACACTGGAACAGTTCGTGATCTTGGCGCGGTTTTGCCAGCAAGGGTTTCCACAGATGCAACTTTCACTTCTATTGTTACTGACGGCTCTAACTTCATGGACTTTTGGGGCAAGGTTGATTTGCGCGAGTCTTGGGATGATAAGCTCAAGCTTGATGCATTGAAATTTGAAGTCCGTACCACTAATGACAATCCCGCTGATGTATCAGCAACATGGACATCATGGAAACCGTTTATAATTATTGATGTTCTTGCACGCGGTTTCCAGATGCGTGCTACGTTCACGGAGTTCGACGAATATTCACAGCTGACGCTTGAGGAGTTGGAATTGATCGTTGACATGATCGAAAAGTTTGAGTCGGATCGTGCCAAGACTGCAACTTCGATTACATATCCTACGCCGTTCTACACAACGCCGGATTTAACTGTGACGCCTATCAATATGGCAACCGGTGACTACATGACAATATCTTCTGAAACAAAGGATGGATTTGGAATTAACTTTTATAATTCGTCAGGCGCAAGTCAGACGCGAACATACAACTATATTGCTAGAGGAGTATAAAAATGGCCAACACCCACGATTATGTGATTTCAAATGACACCGGGGCTAATGTCAGAGCCGATCTCAATGTTTTATTTTCGGAAATAGAGCAGTCTAACGGGGGTACGTCCAGTCCGTCAAACACGGCAACTGGAAAGCTTTGGTATGACACCACAAATGCAAAAATGAAATATTACAACGGCTCAGCATGGGTTGAGGTTTCGTCCACTGGCAAGATGATCGCAATGTCGATGCTTTTCGGCTCTTAATTTAATTTAGAAAGGAAATAAAATGGCAAATCCAAACATAGTGAATGTTACGTCGATATACGGTCAGAGTATGGGCGAAGCATTATCAACAACTCTTACAACTGATATAATGACTTGTCAGTCAAATAAGTTGTTGAAGATCAATTTTATTCAAGTCACGAACACCCATGCGACGGCATCAACCGACGTAACGGTTGCAGTCACTAAGGTTGCCTATACTTCAGGCGGGATTGCAGATGCAGAAGACAATGCAGGAACATTTGCACTCGCATCGGCAGTTACACTTAACACTGACGGTGTGCTGGTTGTACTTGATAAACCCATTTACTTAATGGAAGGTGACCAGCTGGAAGCAGGAGCAAATCCAGCTACAGCGGACATCTTCGTTTCGTTTGAAGTATTAGACGACGCATAATAAATTAAAATTTTTAGAAAGGAGGATAATATGGCAATACCAAGTGGATCAGGAACAGAGGTTCTTAAAAGTATAACTCAAAGTATAACATCAGCATATACTTTAACACCTACAGATGATCATATATACACTATTTTAAATGTTATATTTAAAAACAATCATGGTTCTTCTGCACACTTTGATATGGAAGTGTCTACTGATGGTGGGTCAAATTATATTTGGTTATTAGAAGCACAGCAGTTTAACCAAGATGAAACATTTGTATGGAATGAGAAAATTATATTATCTGACAATACTGCACGATTACGAATTACAGGCAATGGTAGTGATAATTTACATTTTATGATTAATTACATAGACCAAGATTGGAGTTAGCTTATGTCAGGAATAATTGGAGGAGCAGGATCAAAGTCAGGAATTATCGGTGAAACTGAACTGGAATATGAGACAGGTATTTGGCATCCAGAATCAACTATAAATACTTCCACAGATACAGGTACTTATATAAAAATTGGCAGTTTAGTAATTGCTTGTGGGAATATTACTTTTAGTGCCAGCAGTTCAGGTTCAAGTGGAAGTTTTACAGGTTTACCTTTTACTTCAAAATCCAACACTCACGGATCAGGAATATTTGGTGGCGGTGTAATTTCAACTGGGATTGATTATGAGGGAAGTGACCATATAGTCGATGTTGCTCCTTATGTTAATAACAGTAATACAAATTGGACATTTTATCATATGGGAAACAATGGTGGATGGAGTAATAACATCGGATTGGGTTCAGGTGATTCGATGATTTTTCAAATTATTTACTTTACAGATTTTTAATTAAATTATGGCAAATACATTAGATAAAATAGAAGTAGTTACAGAATTTAAACATTTACAAATTAGAGAGATTACAGACTCAGGTCTATACTTTCGGAGAGTGCTTAAACCAGATATGACTCTTGCAGATGATGAACACCAATTAGTGAAGGACAAAGCAGAAGAACTTTGGACAGATGAAGTTAAGTCTGCATGGGCAACCTTTCAGACTAAACAAAAAGCAGAACAAGACGCAAAATTTAATCCAGAGTGAAAATATTACTTTTGCTTAGTCTGCTTTGCTTTAGTTGTTCAACTTCCCCGCTGTCAAGCAAGGGATATTTTGTGGACAAAAAACCATATAAAGGGACACGCGAGTTTAACCGCGATTATGTTCGTCCATATTGGCAGTGCGTTGACGGTGTGAAAAATATTGATTGTAAAGAATAATGAATGGCAGAAAAGAAGAATTTAAAAGAAGAAGCGCTAGACGCATTAATTCCGGACGATCCGGTAGACAATGAAGAACGTCGGAGACTTTTACATTTCGGCGCGAGGTTCTTAATTACTGCAATGCACTTTTGCCTATTTATTTTGCTTTTATATTTACTTTTTTTCAACCGCATTCCAGACGAAGCGCGAGACTTATGTTCAGCACTTGTGGGATTATTCATTGGTTCACAAAAAGAAGCAATCAGCTATTGGTTCAATACTCATGCACACCATAAATAAGGATTAAATGGCTCTTAAAAAAACTAGACCAGTTTTAGAAGAAAACGGAAATGGCGCGCAGCGTGTTTTTGAACATCAAATTTTCAAAATGGTACTTCCCGCGCTTGGTTTTATTTTGATTGGAATTGTAAGTTGGTTATTCAATACCGTGTTGGATTTAGACGAAACGATTCAACAACATTCAATTCGTATTGAAAATTTATTGGATGGAGAAAAATATATTAAATTTGAATTAAAAGAACTTGATAAAACAGTGACAAATTTAAGGGTTCACGTAGGTCGAATGACCGCACATTAAGGAGATAAAAAAATGGCTTTACCGTTTATATTACCAGTTCTAAAAACTACGCTTTCAACAATGGTTACTGCTTTTTTTACTGAAAAAGTAATTATGGCAACTTGCTTGGAAATTTTAAAATATTTAAGTCGGCGATCTTCAAACAAAGTTGACGATAAAATAGTCGATTTAATGGCAAAAACGATTGAAGAAAAAAACAAATCCTGAATCAGTTATCGGGATTATTTTTTTGTTGGTTGCGATTATGATTTTAGTCGTCGCAATTTTTCTGGTTAAAGTTTAGTCGAGTAGACAAGTGCGTTTATATACTCGGCGTGAATTTAATAAATATTTATCTATAGGAATACTTATGGGTACAGGTTTAATCACTCCTCATTTTTCAGTGGCAGAAATGCAATGCCGTTGTAACAATCCAAATTGTGAACGGAAAGACCCAGACATGAACGGCGACATGATGAAGATGCTGGAAGAACTACGTCTGGCAACATTTGCTTTACCGGTGTCATCGGGGGCACGTTGTCTGGATCATGATATATCGATCTCTCCTAAAAAGAATAAGCTAGGGGGGGTTCATGTACAGGGGGTTGCTTGTGATGTCCTTGTGGGGCATTTGGGATCGCCTGACGTACTAAATTTAATCGACCGTGCGCGTGCTATTGGATTTTCGGGACTAGGGGTTGCTTTAGGTGGGAAGTTCAAGGATAGAAAAAAACGCTTTCTGCATTTGGACGCCCGCCACTTACTTCCGGAAGATTACGGTTTCGGTGGGAGCGCCGTTTGGTCATATTAGTGAGCAGAAATTGAGCAGAAATTGAGTGATTGAAAAAATACTGAAAACGCAATCACTTGCAAATACTGGTGGCGGGGGAAGGATTTGAACCTTCGACCTTCGGGTTATGAGACCGGTTGACCATAATAATTTCAATAATTTAGCTTGTTTTTTGTAAGCAGAATTGAGCAGAATCGGTCAAAAGTGAGCAGAAACGTGAGCAGAAATTCAGCCGTATTTTTTCGTTAATGCTTCCCCGCATTCTTCGGTCGCCTTAGTATCAAGTTCAGCATATATCTGAGTTGACTGAATAGAAGTATGACCAAGATATTTTGAAATTTCGTCAAGCGATTTCCCGCTCTGGTATAAATCAGATGCACAAGTATGACGAAGATCGTGAAAGCGAAAATTTTCAATTCCTGCCACTTTCAGAAGTGATTTCCAAGCCTTCGCACAATCCTGTTTAAATATATACTCACTGGAACGCTCAGACCATCGCTCAAGCAAAAGTTTTCTTATTCTTGGCATACCCTTGAAGGATAATTTTCTTTTACTCAGGCCGTTTTTAAGACCTTCTACACGAACATTATGTTTGTATATCTGAACAAGTTTCCCATTCTTCATTTTAGTGCCGGTACATAACGATTTGCGGATCGTATGGGTAAACGTGATAATCTCATCTTCAAAGTCGATATTATTCCAGAATAATGCCAGCGCTTCACGCTTTCTACAGCCTATATATATTCCGAAAATAACAAAGTCCTTCAGGATTGCGGAGGTCTTTCTTGTTTCTAGGT